GTGACCGGTCGGGTGGTCGTCATCGGCGACGCTCTCATCGACGAGCTGCGCGACGAGACGGGTGTGCGCGAGTTCGTCGGGGGCGCCGGACTCAACGTGGCCGTGGGTCTCTCGCGGCTCGGGGTGCCGGCATCCCTCATCGCCATGGTCGGCGACGACGAGGCGGGGGAGCGGATCCGCCGCTACCTCGACGAGTACGACGTCGAGTTGCTCGCGAGCCCGTCGGAGCACGGCACCTCGCGCGCCGTCAGCACGCGCTCTGCGGGCGGCGAACCCGAGTACGTGTTCAACGAGGCCGCTCAGAACCGTCGCGTCTCCTACGGAGACGTCGAGCGCGCGGCGATCGCCGCCGCCCCCATGGTCGTCGTCAGCTGCTTCCCGTTCGACGACCGCGAGCAGACCGACCTGCTCATCGACGCCACGGCATCTCCGTCGACGCCGCTCGCGATCGACCCGAACCCGCGCAGCGGCATGCTGCACGACCGGGCCGAGTTCGTCCGCGGCTTCGAGAAAGCGGCATCCGGAGCCCTTCTCGTCAAGGTCGGCGAAGACGACGCGCACCTGCTCTACGACGCTCCGCTCGAGCAGCTGCGCGAGAAGCTGATCGGTCTCGGCGTGGGCGCGGTGCTCGCGACCTACGGCGCGGGCGGGGCGGCGATCGACGCCGGCGGCACGTCGGTGTCGCGGGGCATCTCCGACCTTCCGGGCCGGATCGTCGACACGATGGGCGGGGGCGACGCGGTGCTCGCGACGACCGCCGCCCTCGTGCGCGATCGGCTGCCCGAGACGGCGCAGGAGTGGGATGCCGTGCTCTCGCGCGCCATGGACGTGGCGGCGGCGACCTGCCGGCACGAGGGCGCGCTGCTGCGCACGCCCGCCTGAGGACGACACGCTGCGTGGTTTGAGGCACCCCTCCGGGGATAGTAGAGTGGTTTCTCGCGCCTCTGGTCGACTGTGAAAGCCGGGCGGGTGCGCATCTGGCGAGTTACCCAAGCGGCCAAAGGGATCTGACTGTAAATCAGACTGCATTGCATTCGGGGGTTCGAATCCCTCACTCGCCACACCGCAGAATTACGCGGAAAACGCCCGCCTCGGAGTTACCACCGAGCGGGCGTCTTTCGTTGCTGCACCTTATTCTGCACCCTATGTTCTGGCTAGGCCGGGGAAGGAGACCGGTCTATGGGTTCGACGAAGGTCAGCGACGAGATGCTGTCGCGGACGCTGGCGTCGGTGCATCCGATCACGCTCCCGCTGCAGGCGTACGGGCCGCAGCCGGTCGAGTGGTTCGACCCGAAACGCCCCGTATGGGCGTGGGTGCAGTGGCCGAACCGCGCCGCCGAACGGGTCGAGGCGTGGGCGATGGGCGCGAACGACCGCATCGTCGTGCTCGAGGTGCCTTGCGACGGCGGGCACTGGCAGCCCGTCGTGTGGCGCAACGCCGTCACCGTCCGGACGCTGTAACGACATGAGCCCCCACTCGATGGTGGGGGCTGCATGCTGCGCTGCCTCTCGCGCTCCCGCCCTAGGGCGACCCGGACTTGAACCGGGACCTTCATCTCCTACCGCGGTAGGTGGTCTGCGGCCTAGGTTAACCGAGTGTGATGCACGAATCGACCCCCACCCGCCTCCGGACTCTCAGCAGCGAGACCGCGAGCCACGCCCTGGCAGAGTGGCTCGTCGTCGAGACAGTCGCCGATATCCGACGGCGTATCGCCCCAGGCTGGAGCTACTACGACCGGCTTGCGCTCTCCGCGCTGGTGCGGCGGGCGTTGATCGACGGGAACCCCCTGGCGAACGCAGCTCGTAGTCGGCTGCGTCTCCCGCAGCCGCGGTTCATGTTCTCGGCACACGCTGACTTCCCCAGCGGAAAAGTCGAGCCCGGGACAAATCGTCGAGCGCACGGGAGCTTCAGTTACAGCCCCACCCACCCGGGCGAGGAACACACCATGAAGCAGTTCCTCGCCGCCCCGGTCGGAGTGATGGGCGGGGAACCTGTCACCGTGAGAGCTCTCGTTCTCTATTTCGCCAACGTCTACGGGGGCGTTCACCACGGCAAACCCAGCGGAGAGATCGAGGAGTTCTTCCAACAGACTCTTGTGTCCCTCGACTTCATGCGCGCCATGATGTTCGACACTCTGACTCGAATCGCTGTCGCTACGGCCGACGCGCTCGATCCAATCGCGCGTGCAGTTGAAGCGACTCCCCTCACGTGGCCGGCATCCGGTGGGGTCGGTGGATCCTCGGGCTCCCTGCTCTCGCCAGGTTCTCGGTGAACGACGAAACGCCCCCGGCATCCCACTCAGAAGAGGGGAAGCCGGGGGCGTTCGGGTGCTCAGACAGTCTTGCGGACCACGTAGTTCAGGATCGTGCCCTCACCGCCGGCGAGAGCGAACACACCGACGTAGTTGGACACGGGTACGGCGCCGGAGACACCGGACCAGACGAGCTCGTTGTTGATGTACGCGCGCCAGTTGTTGCCTGCGAGACGCTCGAGTGCGATGTCCGCCGTCTCCGTGCCGGGCTTGCTCCCGCTGGAACCGCTGAACATCACCACGGGGCTGGTGCCGCCCGCCTCGTACCGGATGACCCGGTATGCGGAGGTGCCGGCCTGCGCCTCGAAGATGACCATCTCTCCCGTCGTCGGGTTGACGGAGTGGGCGATGCCACGACGGTTCCCGTCCGCGGGGAGACGGATCATCCGCGCCGAGACACGGGTGAGCTGGTTGCCGACGTCGTACGCGCGTGCGGTCGCCCCGGACTGGCCGGTGCCCGTGATGGGTGTGCCGCCGTCGCGGGTGCGCTGCCACGAGTGCGTCTGCGTGAAGATCCCACCCGTGACGGTGATCCACCCGTCGCCGAGGCCCGCCGCTGTCGGCGATGCACGGAACGTGTTGTAGTAGACCACCGCGTTGTCCGGGGTGGGCACGGTCGCGATCGTGACGTTGTCGCGGTAGTGCTGGTTCAGGACACTGCCGCCACCGACGATGAGGTTCGGTGCGCCGATCAGCGTGTTGTCCATCACCGACGGGTCCGACACGTACGTCGAAGGGTCGAAGCGGATCGGGGTCGCCTGCGCCCCGTTGTTCGATACGAACACGTTGCGGCGGATGCTCGGCGCCAGCAGGGCCGTGCGGAGGTCGAGGGCGACACCGCAGTCCTCGTAGTGCCCGTCCTCGAACCGCACACCGACCTCGGTCTGGCCGCCGCCGTTCATGACGACGCCACCGCCGCAGCGGTACGCCTTCGGGCGGACGATGGGCCCGCCGCGGGACAGGCGCCACCCCGACTCGAACTTCACTGCCGCGCCGGCGCAGTCCTCCACGCGCGGTTCGATCGTGTACCCACCTGCGGTCTGATCACCGCGGACGTACACGCCGTGACCACCCGTGACGTCCTGCGACGGGTTGCCGCCGGCGATGCCCTTGCGGATGACGGTCGTGGGGGTGATGTGTCCGCCCGAGCCGCCGATCGGCGCCTGACCTCCGGTGCCGATGACGACGCCGGCGTTGGTGAAGTTCTCGATGAGCGTCTCGGACACGTAGATGCCGCCGGATCCGAGGTCGCCGATGCCGACCGCGTCGCCATTGGAGTGGCATCCGACGATGAAGACCTTGGTGGCGAAGTTCTGCCCGTACTCGGACAGCCACTCGAGGTTCCAGCCCATGCGGCCGGCGCCGGTGGAACGGCAGTCGATGAAGTAGATCGACTCGTCGGGGTATGCGCCCACGCCGATGCCGAACGTTGATCCGGAGCCGAGGACGGTGCGCTTGTGCATGCCTCGGCCGGCGTTGAACCCTTCGCAGTTCACGAACCAGCAGTTGACGAGGTAGTCGATGCCGAACGCGGATGCGTGGGAGTTGATGGCGCGGAGATTCTCGAAACGGCCGTTTTTGACGTGGCCGATATTGAACGCCTTGAACGACGAGTCCGTGTCGGCGGCGACCTGCGCGGAGCAGTCCACGGTGAAGTCCGACAGGTGCACGTCCTGCAGGAACGTCTTGGGTGTGGCGTTGGAGTCGCCGTACGCGTAGACGGCGCACTTCACGTCGGAGTTGACGACGAGGATGGTCTGATCGACGCCTGCACCGCGCAGTCCCACACCGGGCCGGTCGGGGCGCAGGTTCAGCCGCGTCGCGAGGCGGATGCGTCCCGGGGGGAGCTCGATCTGCAGGGGCCCGAACGACAGGGGCACCTCATCGAGGGCTCGCTGGATGCGGACGCTCATGCTGACGGCGCCGGTCGTGTCGATCGACTCGTCCGACCGGAGGAACTTCTCGACGGGGATGCCCGCGCGCACCGTCGCCACGTCGAGAGCCTTCCGACCCTGCCCGACGGGGTCGTTCACGATGCCGGTGAATGCGCTCTGCTGGAACGCGACAGCTTGAGCCGCGTACGTCTGCGCCTGGTCTCGCGCGGTTCGGGTGTCCGCCAGCACGCCCAGCGCTTCGGGGGTGACATCGCCCACGGGCAGGATGATGTCTTTCAGGGGTAGCCGGGCCATGTCAGCCTTTCCGGTAGGTGCGGATGACGAGCTTCCCGTCCGCACGGCGGAAAGCGTCCAGGTCGATGCCCCAGTCGCCGGTCGCGGCGTAGGGCGGGAAGTCTTGTCCGCCGGTGAGATCCCACGGGGCAGCTGCGGTCGCCTGGGCGGGGGCGTCGCCGGCGAACCGGAGAAGGTCACCGTCAATGACGCCCGTGCCAGCTGGGGCGGCGTACGGCCCCACGGTGTACTCGTCGACGACGCGTTCGCCGTCGTACACCCGCACGGTCGTGGTGTACGTGTGAGAGGGACCCAGGCCAGGGTCCAGGGGTGCCCCCGTAATCGGGTCCACCCATCCGGAAAGGTCTGTCCGCGGGACCTCGATGACCGCTTCCTCACCGGTCGGTGGGATGCGGACCTCCCCGGCCGGGAAGAATGACTCCGCCGTGGCGGCCCAGGTCAGAGGCCGCGACGCGTGGGTGGTCGTCTCGACGCGAAGTGGTCGCGTCGTCTCCATCTGCAACGCGCGGCCCCACACGATCGTGCGGAGGGGGATGTACGGCGGGTACGGGGACTCAGCCATCCGTGGCCTCCTCCACCGTGTTGAGCGCCGCGACGCGAGCGGGGAGCGTAGTAGCGAAGTCGAGGAGCTGCGCAGCGGTGAGCGCCTGTGCCGGCTCCGGGCTGATCGGGGTCAGGGTCTCGCCGTCGTCGTCGACGAGGACGGGCTGCACGACGACGTGGAGGATGCGGATGGTCACGGGGTCTCCGATCAGGTGTTGGCGGGGATGAGCCCGTACTCGATGAGCGTGCCGATGATCTTGTTGACGGTGTCCTGCAGCGACGCGGCGTCGGTGCTGGTGAAGGGGATGCGCGGCTGACGCCCGGTGGGGGTCTTCCCGAAGAACCCGAGACCGCCATTGCCGTGCAGCTCGAGGATCGGCACGTTGCTCTTGCCGTAGAAGGCGGCCAGCGAACCCGGGTTGGTGACGTTCGAGTCGACGCGGAGGACCATCATCGTTCCGGCGGCGTTCTTCGCCGTGACGAAGTCGAACAGGGGGGCGTCCGATCGCTGCGCGGCGAACATGCCGGTTCCGGTGGCGGTCGGGTGATTGTCGAGATAGAGCCCGACACCGCCAGCCTTGTTCGCGATATGCACGGCGGTGGTGTTGCCGAAGTCGTTGCCGAAACCCGCCATGTAGGGGCCCGTGAAGCCTGGGCCGTTGGACAGGTGCATTCCCGCGAAGGCGCCCGCGATGCCAGTCCACTCGAGAAGTGGAGCGGTGTTCGCGCCGACGCCGAGGATGCTCGCGCGCGTGAACTGTGCCCGCAGAGCATCGCGGACCGGTCCCGCGGTGTCGATGAGTGGCGCGATCGTGGACGCGACCTCCGCGCGCGGGAGCAGGAACGACCGGAGCGCCGTGTTCGTCGCCGACCCCTGCGCCGTGGAGTACGTCGCGACGGCGTTGTCGGCGGGGACCGCGTTGACCCCGGGGAGACCGCGGGGCTGATACACGTCGAGGAGAGTGATCTCGCCCACCTTGCGCGTAACGACCTTGCCCTGCTCCCCGGCGGGGATGGAAACGAAGTCGCCAGCGCTGACCGACCCCGCGGGGCCGACCGGCCCGCGCATGTTGCCGATCTTCGTCACGCCAGAGGGCAGGCTCATGAGGGTTCCTTCCAGCCGATGTCGCCGGTCGCGGTGTCGATGTACAGCCCCGGCGGGGTGTTCGCGGGCCACGGGGGCCCGTAGAAGATCGCGGATGCGGGGACGTCGCCCATCGTCTTGATGTCGCCGCCGCCTGCGACGGCGGTGAACTCCCACTCGGAGCCCCACCCGGCGATCTCCTGGCCGCTCTGCGTGGTGGTGAGCCAGTCGACGACGAGGCGATACCGGGTCTCGGGTGCGGTGTCGACGGTGGCGACGAGATCCGCCGCCCCGCGCCCCGATCCGTCGAGGGTGACGGGAATGTCGCGGGAAGAGAGCATCCCGTCGGGCCCGGACGCGTCCCGCATGGGGCGGATGCGGGCGCGCGGCACGGCGCCAGGGAACGGTGACCCGGAGAAGTCGGTCACGCGCAGGGTGTAGGTGTACTTCGCCATGCGGCGGCGCTCCTCTCAGCCCTCGACGGGGCGGGGAATGTGCGAGTAGAGGGCGGCGGCGGCCCACACGAGGAAGGCCGCCGCCAGGAGTCGCGTCACGGCTGGTTGTGGGCGCCGGGGTCGCGGAAGTTTGCCGGGTTGTGGGTGTCGAGCGCGGCCTGATACGCCTCCCGGGTGGACACCTTCGGGTCGGGGAGGACCGCTCCGTCGGTGACCTTCGATGCGGGCACGGAGCCGAGGCCGATGCTGGTGAGCAGGGTGTTCACGCCGGGGACGGCCATGATGCGCGCGGCGAGACCCATCAGGAGCGCGGTCGCTGCGATGGCGACGTTCAGCCACAGGAAAACGACGGGCGGGACGGCGACGTCGGTCTGCTCGGTGAGGTACGCCGCGATCGCGACGGCCACACCGTTGACGACGGGGACGAGCACGACGAGCGCCTGCACGATGGTGCGCAGCACGCGCTGCGCCTTGAACCAGATCTCGGGGGTGACGTTCACGGGGTGTCCTTTCGGGGACGGTGGAAGAGGGGGATGTAGACGCACACGTTGGCCACGGCGACCGCGGCGAACGTGAGGAGGGGACGGCCGCCCGGAGGGGCGTCCTGCGTGACCGCCTCGACGCTCCCGTAGAGCGTCGCCACGGCGAACGCGAGCACCGCGATGCCGAGCGGGTGCGTGTGCTGTGCCCGGTTCCGCCAGCGCCCGATGCCGAGTCCGACGAGCAGGGCCACCGCGAGGACGGCGTTGATGCAGCGGGCGACGTCGAATGCGTCGATCACCGCTGGAGCCCTTCCGGCCACGGTTTCGGCTTCCCGCCGAGGTCGGCGACCTGCTCGCGGAGCTCGAAGATGTAGTCCGACTGCAGCCGGGAGGAGTCTTCGAGGTCGCTGACGCGGGTGTTGAGGTTGGCGATCATCTGCTGTTCGGCGGTGGCGCGGCGGCTGCCGCGCGCGACGATCCAGGTGACGATCGGGATAGCGGCGATGCCGCCGATGGTGACGACCCAGTCAGCGATCCCCATGTGGCAGTTGTTCCTTCGCGACGGGCTCCACCAGTCGGGAGGAGAGCAGGCCGATCATCACGGCCGGGAAGCCGTAGGTGGACGCGCTGAGCCACTCGCGGGATACCCCTTCGGGGGACCCGAATGATGTGATCCAGCCGACGACGTAGGCGATCGCCCAGGCCGTCATCATGGCGACGAGCAGCCCCCACGCCAGGTGGTCGTTCTTCCGGAACGCGGCGACGATGCAGACGACGCCAACGACCAGCCACCCTGTGGCCCACACGGCGATCGGGATGAACGAGGACAGCAGGCGGAGCCCGTCGGGGAGGTCGCCGCCGGGGCTCGCCGCCGGGAGGTAGGCGAGCCCGCGGACGGCGCAGTACGCGGCCCCGACGAGCAGCGCGACGCCGCGGGCGCCGTGAAGCCCCGGGATGCGCATCAGCGGTGCCACATGTTGCCGGGGCGGACGCTCCCGTCGTCGGGGTTGAGGACGGAGAACTTGCCGTCGACGAATGCCCAGATGTTCAGGTCGCAGCCGTAGGTGCGGAGCAGGATCGGGAGGCGGCTGAGCGGGACGTGGGTCCACTCGTCGTCGGTGCGGACGACGTTCTTGACCCACTCGGGGTCGTCGTCCTGGATGAGGTGGCGGAAGATGCCGGGGCCCAGGGTGGCCTTGACCAGTCCGTTGGGGCCGGCGTCGATGTTGAGTGCGAGCATGTCGTCCTCCTCGGACAGGGTGGGGCGGTTGGTGGTGCCGGGGTTGATGACGATCGACGCGAACGCGGGGACCGTGAACGGGTCGAAGTCGCCGATGTGCCACTGTTCGCGCGGCGAGACGAAGTCGACGGTGAGGCCGACGATGCGGCAGAGTGCGACGAAGCGCGCCCACGCGAGCGCCTCGTTGCCGGGAGCGAGGGCGCCCCAGTTGTTGACGTCGATCGCGGCGCAGTCGCGGCCCTGGTAGGTGAGCCCGTGGGAGGAGTAGCCGGGCACCGCGGCCCAGATGCCGAGCTCTTTGCGGTACTGGATCTGCACGTCGAGCGGGCGGTACCCGTTCCACCCGGGGGTGATGACGAGCCAGACGCCGTACTTCTCCCACGCGAGGCGCTGCAGCTCGCGCCAGCGCGCGCAGGTGCCGACGGGGAGGTAGTGCTGGTCGGCGAGCTTTACGAGGTCGCTCAGTGGGGCGCGACCGTTCTCATATCGGGGCATGCGGTCGCATCCTTTCCCTCTTGCGTGTAGGTACACCTGTAGGTACAGTGGGGGCATGGCAGCCACACCACTCAGAAACGTCCGCATCTCGGACGAGATCTGGCAGGCCGCCAAAGACCGCGCAGACGAGCGCGGCGAGAACCTCAGCGACGTCATCCGACGCGGGCTCGAGGACTACGTGAACGGAACCGAAGAACGATGAAGCGCACAGCCCTCGCCGTCGCCGCAGCGACCGCGCTCCTGCTCCTCGCCGGATGCACCAGCTCCACGACCACGGAGACCGTCACGGTCACGCCCGGCGCGGCTGGCACGTACAGCGATGGCGACACCACCGTCGAGGTTCAGCCGCTCACCGCCGAGACGCCCGCAGTCGCCGACGACGAGGCAGTGTTCCTCGACACGGTGCGCGCGAAGCTCCGCCCCGACAACGTCATCCCCAGCGCCACCGACGAGCAGCTGCTCGCAGCAGGTGAGGAGGCGTGCGCCGAGATCGCAGCGGGAACGCCGACGGATCAGCTGTCGGTGATCGACGGTGAGCCGACCAACGCGCTGGGGACCTTTTCCGACAGCGCTGTGATCGTCACGGCCGCGGCCACGACGATCTGCGGCTAGGCGCCGGGTACGACTCGCGTCAGCAATCCGTCGGGACCGGCGACTACGGCGTTGGGGAAGCTGTCAGGTACGTCCGCCTGCGAGATGGTCCCCATCCCCGTCGCACGGATGCCGGACGGCCCCACTGACAGGGAACGTCCGCCAGCGACCATCGTGACGCCGGAACCGTTGAACACGACGAACCGGTCGCCGTCGTAGAGGCCGAGGAACCCGGTGCCCGCGTTGACGGACCGGCCGCCGCCGAAGTCGATCTGCCCGCCGTTCACGTCCGGGTTGATGGTCATGCCGCCGGCCTTGATCTTGCCGTCCTCGAGGATGACGTTGCCGACCTTGATCTTGCCGGGGCCGCTGATCTCGATGTCCCCGGTGACGGTCATCGTTCCGGTGAGGTCGACGTCCCCGGAGATGGTGACGGGACCGGTGATCGTCAGCTGCCCGGTGATGCTGCCATCTCCGGTGAGCTTCCACGGCCCGGAGACGGTGAAGCTGCCGGTGACGGTGGAGGTGCCATCGACCTGCAGGGTGCCGACGATCTCGACCCGCCCGCCAGCTTCGACGCGGAGGAGACCCTTGATGAAGCGGACCCTGCCGTCGCGGACGGAGGACGACTCGAACGGGTTCTCCCGCCGCTGCCGGGTGACGGCGTCGCGCAGGTCTTCCATCGGGGAGTCGTTCGTGTTGATGATCACTGGATCTCCAATCCGAGGAAACGGTCTCCGACCTTGTGCGAGCTCGCGATGACGCGGCCGTTGATCCACCCCGGGGGCTGCATCTCGTCACCCTGGTAGTAGACGTTCACGCGTGTCCCGTTCTCCGCCTGCGCGGAAAGGGCCTCGTCGGCGATCTGGAAGCGGTACTGCTTGATCGGCTTGCGGAGGGACTTGAGGATCTCGCGGGCCTTCGAGTTCGCGACGTCCTGGTCGGTGGTGTCGCTGATGTCGTGCTTCGCGTCGAGAAACGGGATGAGTGGCCCGTCGCCGACATCGGGGTCGAAGATGCCAGCGACACCGATCTTCCCGTCGTCGCCGCGGCCCTGAGCCATGCCGAACACGCCCGTGCGCTGCTTCTCCCCGTCGAGGGTGTACCCGAAGCCGATCAGCGGCGTCTTCGGCGCGTCGATGAGGTCGATGCTGTTCGTCGTGAGGGTGGGGGTGCCGATGCGGAGGACGTCCTCGAGCGCCCCGTCGGTGGGTGACCAGCGGGGGTAGAAGTGCATCTCGGGGCCGTTCTCGCGGTCCTGGATGTCGCGCCAGAGGTTCTCGGCGCTGTCCACGCGGTAGCGGGGGATGCGCTCCGTGTAGGGGCCGGGCTCGAGGCGGTCGGCGGGGTCGATGGTGACGCGCAGCGCCCACCGGTATGCGCCGTCGACGAGCGCCTTCCACGCGTACTCGCCCATGAGGCCGCGGAGGGAGCGGTTCTCGATGACGATGTCGGGCAGGTCCATCGGCCCGACGCCGAATAGGGCGCGGCGCGCGGCGATCGCGCGGAAGTCGGCGTGCTTGATCCGCACCCGCCCGGTTCGCGAGTCCCAGTCGTGGCCGAGAATCCACCCGGCGTACTTAACGCGCCCGTCCCACTCGGCGACGAGGCGCATCGCCCACGGCTCAAGCGCAGTCGCCCACGCCGCCGTGGTGACCGGGGTGACGCGGTCGCGGACGAGGATGTCGTAGGTGGAGCCGTTGTCGACGCCGTTGATCTTCGACCGCCACCCGCCGACTGCAGGGAACAGCTGCAGTTCGCGGCGCCCGGTGAGGGAGTTGACCGCCCAGTAGGTCTTCTCGACCACCGTGGCCTCCTCTCAGAAGAACGCGGGGAACACCTCGACGGTCATCGACCCGAACCCGGCGGCGGGGAGGAGCGCCTGGTTCTGACGTGCGCCGGCAGCGATCGTCCACACGTCCACCCGGGATCCGTACACGCCGGTGACGATGACGCCGTTGCGGCGCAGGGCGCCGACGGACATGTCGATGACGTCGACCTGCCCCGGTGCAAGACTCGCGGCGACCTGGTAGACGCGTCCGCCGGGGCCGTAGATCGTGTACCCGCCGGGCATGTCCCCGGTGACGGTGATGACCGGGGCGGTGGGGATCGTGCCGCGGTTGCGGACGTACACGTCCGTCCCGGACGCGCGGTCGGGTTCGACGCCGAAGAAGACCTGCGACGGGGCGCGGAACCGGTGCGTGAAGTTCGCGAAGCCGGTGTCTCCGTCGCGGGTGAACCGCCAGCTCGGACCGCGGCGCACGTCGGTCGTGAACCACTCGCCGAACTCGATCCAGGTGAGCGCGTCCGACTGCTCCGGGAGGGCGAGGAGCGCGCCGTGCTCGCGGGCCATGCGGCCGAGGTCGCCGAGGGACTCGGCGTACGCGAACCCGCTGAGCCGGATCGAGCGGGCGTCGTCGAGCCGGTTGGGGATGTCGTACTGCCCCTCACCGCGGTCGCGGGGGACCTCGTCGGGGGAGGCCGAGGCGCCGTCGTTCAGCCCCTCGACCTCCTCGACGTACCAGCCGGGCTCGTGCGCAAACTCGCCGCCCTGATACTCGATGGGCCCGACGCTGGCTCGGAAGTCGGCGTCGGGCTTGAGCATCAGTAGCTCCCTCCGGGCATGGCCTTGCTGATGCCGTCCTGGACGGCTTCGGACGCGATCGACACTGCTTCGGCGTAGGTGACCCCGGGCGGGATGTTGATCGCGGCGATGTTGACGACCGGGCCGCTGCCCGCGGTCTGCGGGACGGCCGCGCCACCGGCGAGGGCCGCGGCGGGGATGTACATGCCCCCGAAGATCGCCGCGGTCTCCGCCATGATCGCTTCGGAACGAGCACGCTTCGACTCGGCGTGCGGAACGTACGTCTCGCCGCCGGTCTCCGGCTCCGCCCACACCCGGTACGAGCCGGCCTTCGCCATCTGCGCGACGTGGTGCTCGCTCCCGGCGCCACTCAGCACGGCACCGCGGGCATAGTAGTTCACGACACCACCATCGGCCTGAGCAAGCTGATACCCGCTGGCCAGCGGCCCCGAGCGCTGCACCTGGCCTCCGCCGATCAGCGGGACAGCGTCCAGGGTGACCGTACGGCTCCTAATGCCTTCCCACATTGCCTTGAACTCGGCCGCCTTGGCGATCGCGTTCTGCGTTTCCGCGATGATCTCGACCTCCCGCTCCGTGGGGATGCGGTAGATCTGATCTGCGAGCGCCCCGGCCTGCTCAGCGTTGTAGCCGAGGGCCTCGGCGCGGTCGATCAGCGCCTGGCGGCCCTGCTCTAGCGTCTCGCGATATGCCTGCGTATTGCCGTCCAGTCTGAATTGATCGTCCGCGGCCTTCTGCGACTGCTGCGCGAGTTCGTTCAGCATGCCGAGGTTGTCGCGCCCGACCTGCGTCTGCTGGTCGAGGGTGAGGGCGTACCCCTCCTGACCGTCGCGGGCCTTCTGGATGGTCTCGTCGACCTTCGCGAGCGCGTCCTGATACGCGATGTTCGAGGACACGGCATCCTGTCCGACACCGTTTGCCTCGTTGATCCTGTCGATCAGCTTCCGCAGCTGGTCCTCGAACGAACCCGCCTGGTCGGCGGCGCTCAAATACGCTTCCGCGGCGGTCTTGGTGACCTCCACACCCTTCCCCGTTGCCGAGGTTGAGCCTTGCGTCGCGGCCTGCAGGTCGTCGTGTCGCGTCTTGGACCGCTCGAGCTGCGTGTTCATGTCGTCGACGGCTCGGCCCGCGTCCTGCAGCCCGATGTCGAAGCCACCCGCGGCGAAGCTCGCGTCCTTGAACCGCCTGATGACGTCGTCGGCCGCGGCGCCACCCTCGTAGAGGGCGTCGGTGAGCTCCTTCTGACTGAGCCCGACCTTCTTCGCCTGGTCGAAGACGTTGCTGTCGGCGAGGCGTTTCGCGATCATCGCGCGCGTGTTCTCTGTCACGGCGCCCGTGACGTCGTCGAGGGTGTCGGCGAACTCCGCTGATCCGGCGTTCATCTCCGCCTGGCGGGCGATGACGAGGCCGATGACGGTGACGATGCCGGTGAGGGCGATGCCGACGCCGGCGCCGACGAGCGCGGTGGTGCGCATGCTGGCGTTGGTCTTGGCGAACTCAGCCTGCAGCTCGATCAGTCGGGCGCGCACCTGCACGGCCCCGCCAGCGAACAGCAGCGCCGCGGCGGCGGCTGCGCCGATGACGAGCGCGGTCGCCTGCACGGGCGCCGGCATCTCGCCGTACACGTCGACGAGCTGCGTCGCGATCTGCACCATCTCGCGGAGCACGTCGTTCGCGCCCGACCCGGTGCGGATCAGGGCGGTGTCGAGCGCGCCGCCGAGCTTCTCGACGTCCCCGGCGAGGTTGTCCTGCCGGATCGCGGCCTGCTCCGCGGCGTACCCGGAGTCGTTGACGTTCTCCGTCCACTCCTGGATCTTCGCCGCGCCGCCCTCATAGAGGAGGGTGGCGGCGTTGAGGGACTCGTTGCCGAAGATGCGGCCGAGCGCGGCGAGCCGCTCCTGCTCGGTGAGTCCGCCGAGGCGACTCTTGAGCTGCTCCGCGATGCCCGACAGGGACAGCATGTTCCCGTTGGCGTCGAACACGCTGATGCCGTACTTGTCGAGCTCCTTCGAGGCCGCCATCGACGGCGCCTGCAGCGAGGAGAGCACACCGCGGAGGGACGTTCCGGCCTTCTCGCCGATGATGCCCTGCGTCGCGAAGTACGCGATCGTCCCCGCGGTTTCGTCGAGCGAGAGGCCCACTGAGCCGGCCAGGGGGCCGACGTAGGACAGGGCGAGGGCGAGGTCATCGACCGATCCCTGAGCCTTCCCAGCGCCCGCGGCGAGGACGTCGGCGACGTGCCCGGCCTGCTCCGCGGGGAGGCGGAACTGGGTGAGGCTGGTTGCCATGATCTCGGCGGATCGAGCGACCTGCAGCTGACCGGCCGCGGCCAGCGCGAGGGCACCGTTGAGGGAACCGCCGACGATCGCCGTGACCGACTGGCCCGCCTTGGCGAGCTCTTCCTCCGCGGCGGCGGCCTCGGATGCCGAGTACGCAGTGTCGGCGCCGGCCTCGAGCGCGGCCTCGCCGAGGATCTTCTGCTCCTCGGCGGTTGCCATCGTCGCGGCGCGAGTGTTCGACATGGCCTGGTCGAACTCGGCGTACTTCGCGACGTTGAGCCCGATGACCGCGGACACGGCGACACCGGCGACGACGAGGGCCGCCGAGAGCTGCTTCGCGGCGGCGACCTGCTGGTCCGTGGCGGCGGCCTGGTCGCGCTGCTTCTTCGCCGAGGTGTCGGCCTCGTCGCCGGCCTTGCGCTGCGCCTTCGCCTGCTCCTCAAGCGGGGCCTTGACGTCTCGCGCCTTCTTCCCGGCGCGGTCGGTGGCCTCACCGGAACCGTCGATCTTCTTCGACGCCTCGGTGGCCGCCTGGCCGGTCTTCTCGAACGCAGCCTGAGCGTCAGCCTGGTCCTGCTGCAGGACCTGCTTGCCGACGGTCATCAGCCGCCATACGAGCCGTCCTGCTTCGAAGTCCACTGTCGGCCGCCTTCCTGAGCCATGAGGCTTCGATGGTCATGAGGCGTTCGACGGCGCCGCGGACGAAGTGCCAGGGGCGGGTGTCGAGGGTGTGGTCGAGGTCGGCGATGAGGCCGTGCTGGGCGAGGTCGAGTTCGATCTCGCCGAACAGTTCGGGCCAGGCGATGCGCCACAGCTCGACGGCGGTGAGGGCGGGTGGGGCGTCTGGCTGGGGCGTGGCGGAGACGGCGGCTTCTCGCTGCTTCCGCCATTCGGGGGTGTAGATCAGCTCGGGGTAGACCCCGGCCTCGTCGGGGGTGCCGAGGCCGAGGATGAGCCCGTCGCGGATGCCCTGAGCTACGTCCTCGGGACGAAGCGCCCCAAACGCTGGGCCAGCGCCCCGACCGCTTTTAGGGTGCCGGTGAGGCCCTCACCCTCTTCCAGGTAGAGGCGGACGCCGTCCATGCCGAGCAGCGTCTGCCAGAGGAACGCGGGCATGATGACGCTGTTCCCCTCCTCCTGGGAGAGCTCACGGCCAATGCGGGCCCAGTTGGCCTGCTCCTCCTCGGGGAGGAGCTCCCACTGGCCGGTGATCGCGTTCTCCCGGGCGCCGTCGACGGCGATCTGCAGCGCGGCGACGATGTCGCCGCCGCCGCCCGCGGTCGCGTTGAGGTACGCGTCGGTGATCTGCACGCCGGCGCGGCCGGGGAGCGGTCGGATGATGAACGGGTCGGTGATGCCTTCGGGCCAGATGTGGAGGTTCCGGCCGTGCTTCTCGATGCGGGTGGTCATGGGTCCCTGCTCCCTTGACCTCAGACCTTCGCCGTGTAGGCGAAGGCGGCGGACGTGCCGAGCGGGTTCGTCACGGTGACGGGTGCGGGCCCGGTGACCCCGGCGGGGATCAGCAGCGCGACGGTGAACTCGTCGATCGTGAGGACCTCGGCGACGGTGACGCCGTCGATGGTGGCGCCGGTGACGGAGCCCATGTTGTAGCCGGTGACCTTGATGAGGTCGCCGACGCCCTGCGCGGTGGGGGACACGGCTTCGATGACCGGGGCGCCCGTCCCGGCGAGGGGGGAGGGGATGCGGTCGACGACACCGTCGGAGGAGAGGGTGAAGGTGTACCCGCCCTTGTCGGCGTAGCCGGTGTTCAGCTCGGCGACGGCGACGGAGAACTTCCCCTGGAACACGGCCATCCGGGAGTCGAACGCGTCGGTGAAGAGCTGGAACTCGCGGATGTTGTCGACGCCGGTGGAGTAGGCGGCGTTGAGGAGATCGATGACCCACGCCTGCGCGTTGACGATCTGCTTCGTGGCCGGGTCGCGGACGACCTCGACGGCAAACGTTGGTGCGAACGTGTGCCCGGTGACCTGCTTGGAGGTGCGGCCCTTGGTGCCGTACACCTCGCGGTTCTGGGAGATCTCGGAGGGGTTGAGGGCGAGGTTGTTGACGTCGCCGGTGATGTTGAGGAAGACGCCGCCGATCTTCGCGCGGATGAGCTTCTCGTGGGCGAGGACGAGCGAGCCGACCGAGGGGACGGTCGTGTCGTAGAGGGTGGGGTCGGACACAGGGTTCTCCTTGCTGGTTGGGTGGGGATGCCGCGTGGCGGCGCCCCCTCGCGCGGAGGGGGTGGTCGGTGGTCAGATGACGCGGCGGCCGCGGAAGACGTAGGTCGCGACGGTGTCGGCGTAACCCTCGCTGTTCGGGGCGAAGTCCGTGGCGGAGCCTTCCTCGGCCCATGAGATGCCAAGGACGTTGGGGGTGCGGGGCTTCTGATCGAGGAGTGTGCGCAGTTCTGCGGACCAGTCGCGGACGGTCGCGACTGACCCCTTGCGACGGGTGAACACCTGCGTGCGGTAGGTCATGTTCGCGCGCCCGTCCGGGACGGGGCGGAGGGGCGTGAGGAGGGTGAACTCCTTGACCGTCGTCGGCATGACCCCGTCGAGGCGGATGCCCTTCTCCACGATCGCGCCGGTCGGTCGGTACACGGCGAGGCCGTGCGCGTCGAGGAACGTCGCGATCGCCCGGTTGAGGATCATCTCGGGGGCGTCAGCCACGGCGCGCCTCCGTGCGCATGATCTCGCCGATCTCGGCCTTCCCGCGAATCATGGCGTTCTCCACCCACTTGCCTTCGGCGTTCGGGTTCGCGTCCTTCGAGAAGTCGTACTCGGGGTGCTCGTGCAGCCGGACGGCGTAGGGGGTGTCGAAGACGACCGCGGCGCCCTCTTCGATGTCGGTGGCGCGCTCGACGGTGCCGGACGCGGCGAGGATGCCGTCGCGCATGGGGACGCCGCGGAGGGAGAGCGCGAGTCCCCGCTCGGCGCCGAGGTTGATCCCGCGGAGCACACCGGGAGTGACCTGCTCGATCGAGGAACCGGGGGAGACGGTCATCGTCACCTGCGCGCGCACGGCCATCGGGGCCTCCTACGTGGTGAAGAGTTCGATGTGGCTGGGGGTGCCGGGGTACTCGTACCGGTCGGAGCGGATCACCTCGGACTCCCGTTCGCGCGGGGTGCCGGCGGCGACCTTCACCTTCGAGCGGGGGAGGGTGTCGTCCTCGAGCAGCAGCACGATGAACGCGGCCGCCTCGACCTCCTGCCCGAACGTGTCCGATCCGGGGCGCTGGTCGACGACGAGGCGGGTCTTCTGCTCGACGTACGCGGGGCGGTCAGTGCGGGGGGTGCCCCACACGTCGCCCTCAGCGCCTTCCCCTTCGAGAGGGGTGATGTCGACCCGGTGGGGCAGGTGTCGTGCGCGCAGGCGTGCCACGGCGGCCTCCTACGTGTGTGCGACGGCGGTGCCGATGAGTCCGGCGTTGGTGAGGATCGTGACGGCGCGCGAGCCGATGCGGCGCGCGAGCTTCTCCGCGGGGGTGAGGTTGTCCGTCGACGACGAAGTCGTGCCGAGGGACACGGACCCGATCTTCACGGCGCCCTGGACTGCGTCGACGTCGAAGGGGTCGTCGGTCGCTTCCCACTGCTCGACGATCGCGCACGTCGCCTCAGCGAAAACGTCCGCAAGTACCCCGGTGGGGAGGCCGTCGGCGTCGACGTCGTAGACGGCGCCGCGGGTGAGCGCGGCAACCTCGTAGGAGGCGGAGCGAAGGCGTTTCGCGAGCTTCGCGTCGTCGCCGTCGAAGTCATCCTCGGCGAACTCCTTGTACTGCTCAGGGGTGGCGAACGAGGCCATGCTCACTCCTTGTGGATGCCGGGCGCGGTGAACGAGCCATCGCCGTTGTCCACGGAACCGGGGATCGGTTGGGGCGGAAGCGCAGAGAGGATCGCGATGATGTCGTCGCGCCGCGCCTTCGCCGGCAGGTCGACGCCGTCCGCGTCAGCGAGTTCGCGCAGCTGCGGGACCGTGAGGGTGTTGAGGTCCACGTATGCCCCGCCCTGACCCTCGGGGTAGACCTCGACCGGTCCCCGGTCGGTCTCGACGCGGTAGCCGTGCTGCATGAGCGCGAGCTCGCGCACCGGGTGGAGGTCTTCGAGGTGGGCGACGCCGTCGTGGAACTCGACGTCGAGGAACGTCGTGGTGCCGGTGGACGGCTGCGGGGTGTGCACGTGGAACACGGGGTCTCCTCTGCTTGGTGGTGGACACGGCAGGACTCGAACCTGCGCGCCGTGGCTCTACCCTCTGAGCTACGTGCCCTTGGTGCTCCCCGCACGGCGGAGCGTGTGCGCGCCGTGCGGGGAGCGGTGACGGTTACTTGACCGGCAGGTCCGCCTGGTCCTTGATCTCGTCGTCCTTCGGGTCGGTGGCGTCGTTGACGAGCGCCTGACCATCCGTGGTGGTGACGCCCTTGTACGGGGTGCCGCCGGGCTTGATCGCCGCCCAGATGTCGTCCTTCGTCTTCACGTCGGCTTCGATCTGGATGCCGTGGGCCTTCGCGTAGGCGAGGAGCTGCGGCTTCGTCCACTTGTCGGACGGGTCGCCGAGGGGGAAGTCCCGCTCGGCTTCGTCCTCCACGTGGCCGGCCACCTCGTAGCCCTGACGCTCGAAGTACGCGATCGCGGCCTCGTCGTCCGTGGAACCCACGCCGTCGACGAACCGGACGCCCGCGACGATGCCGTCGAAGCCCTCGACGGGCGTCTTGATGGTCTTCTTCGCCATGTCGATCACCGCACCTTCACGTTGCGCAGCACGGCGGCTGCCTTGGTGGCCTTGAGGGCGACGGCGATCGGGCCGAGCTCGACCTCGCCCTTCTTGACGGCGCCGGCCGACGAGAAGTCGGGCATCCAGGTCTGCACGATCTGGCCGCCGACGATGGACACGCCGTGGAAGCCGTCGAGGCCGACACGGTAGGCGTACAGGTCGGTGAGGCCGGTCTGTGCGGAGCCGCCGACCGTCGCCGAGCGGATCGGGATGATCGGGTTGTTGGTGCCGGGCTTGTTGCCGGGGTCGGCGAAGATGACGCCGCCGTAGGTCTCGCGCTCGATCGGGCGACCGTTGGCACCGACGAGGCCCTCGACGGGGTCCTTGGTGTACTGGCCGGCGCGGCGGGCGGCGGCGCGGACACGGGCGAGGGCCGCAGCGTTGCCGAGGATCACCGTGGGGGTGCCGTCGAGCAGGGCCAGGAACTCGTCGATCTTGTCGAGCGCCTTGTGCTCCGCGCGGGCGTTGGTGTCGAAGTCGGACCAGTCGGTGACGGTGGTCGCGCCGAGCTCCGTGGTGGAGCCGACGAGGGCCTTGTCGAGACCGTCGAAGCCGTTCGCGTCGACGGCGGTGTCGCCGTTGATGACGGCGTCCTGGAACTTCGTGCGGGTGGCCTTGATGGCCTGCTGCAGGTTCAGCGCGACGGAGCCGGACGCGGCCGGACCGATCTTCGCGATGACGCGGTCCACCTCGAACGAGCCACCGAGCGGGGCCAGGGTCACGGTGACCTTGGTCGTGGTGACGTGCTCGGGGGTGTACTCGGTGTTCAGCGCGCGGAAGGCCGCGTTGCGCTGCGTGGCGAGACGGCGGTAGCCGTAGTCGAGCGTGGCGCCGCCGCCGGCGGGGTTGACGGCGTCGTCGAAGATCATCGTGTCGAGGACCGCGTCGAGCTTGCGGAACTCGTCGATGACCGCCACGTCGAGGTCGGTAGTCGCGTTGGACTTACCCTCGGCGATGGTAACGGGCATGGTTCATCTCCTTCTGAGGAGTCAGCCCCCGAAGTGCGCCGCGACGGCGCCCTCGAGGGATTTGGTGGGGGTGGTGGTGCGCTGGCTGCCCTGGTGGCCGGGGCCGCTTGCTCCGGGGAGGGTGGGGCCAGCACGGAACGCCGAGTTCCTCTCGAGCGCGTCTGTGATCGCCTTGTCGACGGCTGCCTGGTCGGTCAGGTCGATGTCGGCGAGGGTCTTGGTGAAGCTCGAGGAGTCGAGCAGCAGGTCGGCGGCGGCGCCGAGGCGGGGCGCGGCGAGGAGCACGGCCCGCTCGCGTTGCAGCGTGTCCCGCTCGGCGATCGCGGCGTCGCGTTCTGCCTTCGTCGCGGTGTGCTCGCCCTGCTCCTTCTCGAACGCCTCACGGTGCGTGCGGGCCTCGCCTCGGAGCTCGCGGACGTACTCGTCGGGGTTGCCGCGGTAGTTCACCGGCTCGGGCTGCGCGGGGGGCGTGGCCGGGGCTGCGGGCTGCGCGGGCGGGGGAGTCGGGACGGGCGCCGGGGCGGCGGGGGCCGCGGGAGGCGTCTGCTCCGCGGGCGCGGCGGGCGGGGTGCCGCCGGGGGCGCCGTTCTCACCGTCGAAGTACCGCAGGAACGGGCGGTCGAACGCCGGGGCGAACTGCGGGCCGAGGTGGCGGGTGCGGGTGGTGGGCATGGGTGAGCCTCCTGCTCGTGGGTTCGCTGCACCCCTGCGGTGAGCGACGTGTGAGGGTCCGCGCCCGCCGACGTGCAGGGCCGCCAGCGGGCGCGGAGCGTGTTCCTGCGACTGGGGGCCGGGGAAGGACGTCACCAGGTGCAGGAAGGGTGGGGAGGGGCGCAGGTACGCCTAGCCGGGAAACACGGTCGGCATGATGGGCGCCCTTCGCGTGGAGGAGCCATCGGCAAGCAAGCCGCGTTGACGCCCCTCCCGGGTCTGTCAGGCCGTAACGTGAGCGACGCGGTACTTCTCGTACCCGCACGCGCGGTTCAGCCAGGCGATGTCCTCGAACGTCCAGGCCATGCGTGAGCGCATCCACCCGGAGCGAGGGGTGTCGCGGAACTCGATCGAGAGCTTCATTGCGTCCTGCCTTTCAGGCCGCGACGGGCGTGTCGACGTCGACGACGTACAGCCAGTCGAGGAAGTTGGATCGCAGCTGCGACTCGTTCAGCGCGAACGCCCGCTCGGCGAGGGAGTTGTAGTCGGTGGACCGCTGCACGCCGATGTCGGGGTGGCGGTCATTCGGCCAGCGGCGCGCGAAGCCGTCCTCGTCGGGCTGCCACTCGGTCTCCCGACCCTGACGGCGCACGGCGCGCTTCTGCGCGGTGAGGGCGAACATGATCGGCTGTGCCACGGTGGTCTCCTATCGTCCGTCTGCGAAGTGCAGCTGTTCGCGGTACCGGGCGCGGGTGCGTCCGGTCTGTTCGAGGAAGCCGCGCATCTCCGCCTGCGCCTTCGCGACGTCGCGGGCGGCGCGCTTCCGGTCTGCGTCGGTCATCGCGGCGGCCTCGTCACGCTTCGCTGACCGGATCTCCCGCTCAAGGCGGCGCTGTTCCTCACGGTCGTGCTCAGCCTGCTTGTCGTACTCGAAGTCACGCTGAGGGATCGCGAGGCCGGGGGAGTAGGCGATGACCTTGCACCGGTCGTTCGGGTGCCCCCACCCGGCGGCGCGCGCCTGCGACAGGGTTCCGTCGATGTGGACGGTGACGTCCTCGTCGCGGGTGGAGTGGGGGAGGACGACGTCGCCCTCTGTGCCGTCGAAGGACACGATCTTCCCGATCCAGGGGGCGCACTTGCGGCATGCGTCCGCGGCGCCGCTGATCGTGCCGAGCTGCACGCCGGACTGCTGCATCCGCCACACGCCGGCGTCGTTGTACGCCCGCGCGACGCTCGTGCGCCCCGCCATCTCCGCATACGCGCCGATCGTCCACCGGCGCCCGCCGCGATCGACGAACCCGGTGATCCCCTCGGCGAGGAACGCCTGCACGATCCGCGCCTGCTGCTGCACCGCCGTCTGCGTCCCGAGGAGCGTCGCCGGGGTGTAGAGCGACACGACCCGCTGGTACGCGTCCCGCGGGTAGCGGGTAATCCGCTCCTTGAGGTTCGTCAGCCGGTTCTCGAGCGACACGGCCACCGTCGACGCGGCCTGCACCGCCGTCGACGTGAACGGCACCGGCCGCAGCCGCCCAGCACCGAGGCCGAGGGACGCCGCGGCGGCCGCTTCACCCTCGAGCGCCGCGATGCCGACGAGACGCGCGGCCAGGTCGGCGGGGCGGAGGTCAGAGGCGAGGCGTTCCCCGATGCGTGCGAGCTCCGCGAGGGTGCGGGCGCGGTGTGCGGCGAGCTCGGCGAGGATGCGGTTCTGCTCCCGCAGCTGCGCCACGGTGAGACCGCCCGCGACGGTCGCGTCGGGGAGCTGCGAGGCGAGCTGCAGGTCGCGGCGTGCGCGCCGCGCGACCTCGGCTATCGCGGCGTCCTCCGCGTCACGGAACCGGTCGGAGATCTCCCGGCCGAGGTCCTCGACGATGTCCTCGATTGTGCGGTCGGGGTCCGGCTTGAAACGCGCCACCGGTCACCCCCAGGTCAGAAGATGAGCGCCGCCTCCGGCTCGATTGCGCGAGGGTCGAACACCGCCACCAACTCCGGATATGCCTCGATGATGCGCTCAGCGGCGCGGATGTACGTGCCTGCATCAGCCACACGATGATTGCTGAGCAAGATCGCGAGATTGAACGCGGCGGCCTCCACTGGGGCATCCTCGTCCGGAGCGCGGTCTGGACGAGACGTGTGCCGGTACAGGAGCTCGTTCTCGATCTCGCGCATGATCGCGCTCTTCATGTGGTGCATCGCCGAGTCGGGCGAACCGTGGCGGCCCTGACACTTGGGCCGGTGACATTCGGGCCATTCGAACTCGACGGCTTCCCGGCTGACGGCGGCGTTGTCAGTGGCCGCCCAGAGTCGTCCCATGAGCGCCCGCGCTTCATCCTCGGGAAGGTCGGCCATCACGCGACCTGCGCCTTCTTCGCGGCGTACCGTTTCCGGGTCGCGGCGTTGTTACACGGGCGACAGAACCGCGACGTGCCACGCATGTACGTGTTGGCCTCGTTGTACTCGTGCCCGCGGGGGCAGTGCGTCTTCACGGCGACCATGCGGGCGTTGTTCTCCGCCGTCGTCACCGGTTCCAGGTGCGCCGGATTGACGCACGACCGGTTCCGGCACGTGTGGTCGAGAGCGAGGCCGTCCGGGATGGGTCCGACGTGCAGCGTGTACGAGACACGGTGAGCGAGCAGCTTTGACAGTGGGCGAGTCCGGGAGACCTGGCCATAGCCGCGGCCGTTGCGCGTCCCCAGCCAGGGCCAGCAGCCGTCACCGTCGCGATTCCCGATCAGGGAACGGAACCGGTCGAGATCGACCGTGTCCAGGTCGATGCGCAGCGGGGTCGGGTCGTGTTTCCGGGTAGCATTCACTGCTAGCCCCTCCTTGGTTCAGTCAAGCGAGTGGGTCAGGCCCGGCGAGTGTTCCACCACTCGTTCGGGCCGTCTTCATTCTACTCGCCGGGTACGACATCGCCAGGGTCTTCGACGCCCGTGAACGTCGTCGGATCGGGCACGGTTCCCCGCTCTTCGCGGATGCGGCCAACCTCCGTCTTGATCTCGTCCTCGGACCAGTCGGGGTTCGCGCGGGCGACCTTCTCCCACGTGGAGATCGCGCCGGCCGCGTCGAGGAGGGACAGGGTGCGGGCGAGCTTCTCCGGGTCCTCCTGGGACACGTCGGGGAAGATGACCGTCGGCTGTTCGAACCGGCCGCCACCCTTCCCGGGGAAGAGCTTCCCGTCGAGCTCAAGCGCGACCGACGCCTGACGGCTGATCGCGGCCCGGTCGTAGAGGATCTTCTTGTCGCGGGTGCGCTCCGACGCCTTGTTCCGGTCGTCGACCTCCGTCGCCGTCTGCGTGCCCTGCGCGCCGGAGTACTCGCCCCACGCGGACTGTGAGTAGCCGGCGGCGCGGAGGATCTCCCGGTAGAGGGCGAATGCGGTGCGCTCGTGCTGCTCGACACGGATCTCGAACTGGACCTTGTCGATGAGCAGCTCGCCGGGCTTGTTCGGCGCGTTCAGGCCCGCGAACACCTCGCGTCCCGTGTCGAATGCGGCGCCCATGCCGGGGCCCATGTAGTCGAGGACCGAGTCGGACACGAGGACACGGCCTGCGCCCTGGCGGAGGTCACGCATCCACGACGAGAACGTCTCGTCGAGCGCGTCGAACAGGGGGTGCAGGCCGGCGTAGTCGGAACGGCCCGTGTTCGCGAGGACGCCCTTCTTCCGCCATGCGCGGGTCGGCATGTTCGGGTTGTACGAGCAGGTCAGCCGGTCGATGCCGGTGAGGATGCGGGAATCCGCGTTCACCAGGTCGGCGAGGGCGGCGGTCTCGGGGCGATCCTGCAGCGGCACCCGCTTGCCGAGGTTCGTCTCCGTCCCGCGGAACAGGGCGTGCTCGATCGAGCCGACCTCATGGTGTTCGAGGTGCCGGTACACGGTCTGCGACCGGTCCTCGCGGAACTCGGTCCACATGGTGCACTCGACCATCACCCCGCGCCGGAAGACGGGGATGACGACGTCGGCGGCGGCGACCTCGAGCCACACGTGATCGGCGACGGACGTGTCCCACGCGGACGTGATGACCGTCGCGCCGAGGGCGGCCTTGAGCTCGCCCATCGTGTTCCAGGTGGCGTGCGCGGCTTCGCTGTTCGCGATGAGATCGAGACGCTTCTTGGCGTTCTCGTTCTTCGCGCCGTCGGCGCCGAGCGCAACCTCCGGGGGCTCCGCGAACACCAGGTCCGACGACAGGGTGGCGAGGTCGGCGGGGGCGGGAACGTGGATGCGGGTGCGGTTCTCGTTCGCGGGGACCGGGCGGCCCCAGAACATCTTCGACGCCGCACCGACGAGCCCGCCACGGTACGCCTGCCCGCGGTGCGTGTGCGTCGCCGCGGCCTGACGGTCGGAGGAGTACAGCTTCTCGAGGGTGGCGGTGTCGCCGAGCTGCCACGCCTCGTTCAGCGCATAGGCCTTGTACGCCTCATCCCACGGGGCGGGAGGCCACGCGGAGTTCTCGGCGGGGATCGGCATGCGCACCCCTTTCCGAGGGTCAGGCGGCCGCGAGCTGCGGCTTCCAGTAGTTCGACGTGGAGTGGGTGATGTAGCGGCCAGCGTCGAGGCTGTGGTCGTTCTCTTTCACGACCTCGTCGTTGCCCTCGTCCGTGGCCTTCTCCGACCACCGGTACTCCGTGACCTCTTCGAGCCACCCCGTGCACCGGTCAGTGACGACCAGCTGCCCGGCGTCGAGCGCGTTCGCGACGGTCTGGATGCCGGGGAGGACGTCGTTCGTCGCCGGCCAGGGGGAGAGGCCGGTGCCGCGGAGGTCCTGCTGCATCTGCATGTGCATGGACGCGGCGGCCGGGTCGAGCATCAGGAACCGGGGGCGGATCGGCTGACCGGTCGGGGTGTGGTCGAGGGGGAGCCACTTTCGGAACCCGGCGGACAGGCCCGCGTCGGTGAGGCGGATGTCGTTGTGGTCCTTCGGGTTGTACCGCCACTCGTCCATCAGGATCAGGCGGGGCTTCGGCTCGTCCGTCACGCCGAGCATGAGCGCCGCGGTCGTGTTCGTCGTGCCGTAGTCCATCCCGATGCCCATGACGTCGGAGATGCGGGGCATGTCGGCGAAGGGGATGACGTGTCGGTCGGGGTCCCACATGGGGTAGACGGCGCCCTCGGCGTTTGTCCACTCGCCCTTGATCATCCGGTCGTAGAACACACCGGAGAACGACGCTTCCATGTCGGCGACGTACTCGGCGGGGAGGTTCGGGTTGTCCCGCATCGTGAAGTGGAACGAGATGAGGTTCTTCGCCGGCCCGGGGACGATCCACTTCTTCCGGATCCAGTGGTTCCGGGAGGCGGGGTTCATCGTCGCGAGGAGGCGGGCGCCGTCGACGCGGAGGCGGGACACGAGCATGTTCCAGAACTCCTCGGGGAGGAGTGCTGCCTCGTCGACGTACGCGAGGGCCACCGTCGAACCCTGGATGCGGCCGACGGCTTCCTTGTTCGACGCGCCGATGACCATGACCTCACGGCCCAGGATCCGCGCCGACGACGCGCCGGGCGTGTAGCTCACCTGCGACGCGATCAGCGTGCCAAAGATCGACGTGTTCTGGAACAGCACGAACACGTTCTGATACACCGTCTGCAACGTGCGGCCGACGATCACGATGATCCCCGTACGCGGGGCCACACGCACCGCCAGCAGCAGCGCCCACAAGCTGATCACCGTCTTCCCGGAGGAGACAGCACCGAACCACAGGGCAAGCTTGAACTTCGCCGCATCGACGAGGGACAACAGCTGCGCACGGGAGACGAGACGCTCGAGGTCAGCGAGGTTCACGGCCACAGCGCGCGCAGACGCGAACGTAGTCGTTCGGCTGCCACGACGATCCGACGAACTGCCACACCCACCGGTGCAGACCCAGGAAGCAGAGGATCACTCGTCGACCCCCGTCTCTGTCTCCGCCCGCAGTCGATCAGCCGCAGCGTCGAAGCCGCGCGCGATCGTGTCCAGCACACCGACGGCCTGCTCAAGGCCCGTGTCCGAACGCTCCACGATGCGGGTCAGCTTGTCGAACGTGATCCCCGCCGTCGTGATGATGTTCCGCTTCACCTCGACCGGCGCCGACTCGAGCAGGTGCTCCCGGTACGTGTTCTCCGAACCGCCGAAGTTGTACACCAGGTACTCGTCGTCGATCTTGTCGAGCATCGACTCCGACGCCGCCAGCATCTTCTCCGCCAAGCGAATACGCCCCGCCGCGAGGTCGATCGTGTGCGCGGCAACAGCAGCCGCCGTTTTCGAACGGTCGAACGACAGACCCGCGTTCTTCGCCCACCGCGACACCGTCGACGGAGCGCACCCCAGTTCCTTCGCGATCGCGTTGCAGGAGAGCCCCTGCCCGTGGAGCACATGGGCGCGTTCAGCCTCGAATGTTGCCACGGTGATCACCTCGGATGGGGTAGGCCTCTTGCCTGGGGTCCGACGAGTTGTCGGGGGTGTCGCGCCTAGGTCCTCAGTTATTTCCCGGCTGGGAGGACTCCACGAGACCGCGTGTGCGGTTTCTGCATCCGTCGATGCTTCATCAGTCGTTTAGGTGCCGGGCCAGATGTTCCCGTGTCAGCGCGACGGGGGAACCCACGAGCTCAGGTGTCGAGATTCGAACTCGACTCACCACCGGACGTCACTGGTGGGATAGGCGGCGTGCCTGCCGCACCTGAATGATCGCCACGGTCAGAGGCGAGGATGTACGTGTTGCCCGTCGCTTGGCCGTGGGGGTCTGCGTCCCGACGCCCATCACCGCTCCTGGTGTGCACGTCAGCCGGCGAGGGGTGACGGCTTGAGCCCTGCTAGCCCCAGCGAAGGAAGTGGGCATCATGGCAGGACCGTCGCCCTCTGCGTGGGCCAGTGGCGAGGGATGTGAGCGTGTGGTGTCGGGACGGAGTCTGTGGGGACGACGAAGCCCCGGCGTCCGTGTGAGGGACCGGGGCTGTCGTGGGCGGAGCGATCCACCATCTAGTTCTTATCCTGCCGTGTTTGCCTAATTTGCACCTTTGTTTCCGCGCTTCCGCTTACCGGCGTGTCGGGACACCCTTCGGTCTCCCCCGCCTCTGAGTGAGCGCGAGCCTCCCTGCCGCCTCCAGAAGCACGAGTATCCGCCCATCCCTATCGTTGCGGACGGCAAGGAGATTTCGGTCGATCCACTTGTACACGGTGCGTTCGGCTCTACCCACTGCTTTGGCAGCCGTCTTCACCGTGACCCAGGCGGGAAGCTGCGGCTCAGGCATCGGACTCTCGATCGACGGCGCCGTACTTGGCTGTGAGCTTCGCAAGCGTCTCGCGCTCCCACCGTTCACGCGCTTCCGCCTTGCGCTTCTCCTTGTCCTGCCACACCGCGATCTCCTCGGGTGTCGCTTCGTCTTGCCACGAGACCGTCGCCCAGTTAAGCATGATCTCGGACAGGGGAACGTCACGGGCGTGCTCCTGCACGTAGTCGATCAGCTCAGACAGCGGGATGCGGTGCTTCATGGTCACGTTCGTTTTGACCAGGTCGCCGACGCCGCGGTAGACGCTCCGGCGAACGCGCCCGTTCTCCTCGAAGGTGGCGCCATGAAAGTAATCGGTCATCTCATAATCCATTCGCGTGGTTGGTGGTGCAGGTGATGGCGGCCGGGTTGAGGGTCAGCCCGTCCCCCTCGGGAAGCTCGAACGGTGCCGCCCCACAGCACGGCGTCACCGCCTCCCCGTGAGCAGGGGTAGCGTGCACGGTCACGAGCGGGCCTCCCCGCGGTAAGGGTTCTCGCTGTACGGCGTCATTTCGTGCGTCCACGTGTCCTCGTGGCCGTAGGCGCCCGCCGTGCGCACTCCCTCGTCCCACGCCTTGGCCAGCGCCTCGGCGTCGGTGACCGTCCCGCGCGGGCGGACCTCGAAGCGGTTCAGGATGCGGCGGACTGCCTCGACCTCGTCGCCGCTGTTGTAACTCAGGATGCCGATCAGCGCTTCGCGTACGTCGTCGGCGGGCGGGGTGGACAGGGCGGCGATGAGGTCGCCGAGCGTGGCTTCAACGCGGGCAGGCAAGGTCGACGATTGGCATGCGCACCATCCCTCCTTGTGCAGCGCGGCGAGCTCCGCATGCACCTGCTTCGCCTCTTCGATGTCGATGGTCATGCGGTCTTCCTTTCGGTGTCGGCGTCGCGCCGGGTGATGGTGTGCGGGTCGGTGATAGTCCAGGCGTCGCGGGGTGCGGCGCCGGGGGCGGCGAGCTGGTGGTCGGCGTCCCAAAGGAGTTCGATGCCGGCGCGGCGAGACTTGGCGCCGTAGTGGTGGCACCAGCAGGAGCAGTCGACGTCGGCGCAGTGGGCGTGGTCGGCGCCGTTGGGGCTTTCGCAGGCGTGGGAGCCGGTCCAGGAGTCGGGGCCGGTGCGGACCTTGTCGAGGCGGTGGCCGCAGTGCTGGCACTCGATGACCGTGTACGCGCCGACGACGCGTTCCCGGTTCCTTGTGGCCGTGAGGAGGCCGCAGTTGGGGCAGCGGGCCGGGGGTGGGGTCTTCCGTGCCCGTTCCTCCACCTCGAGCGTCCTGTACGCGTTGAGCGCCGCGTGGGCGAACTGGATCGCGTGGGCCGCGCCGGCGGGTTCGTTCACCCACATGAGGAGGGTGAGGTCCCCGCGGGTGGCGAGGTGCCGTTCGCACTCGTCGACGGCGAGGAACGCGAGCGACAGGTTCGAATACCCCAGCGCCGCGGACCCGCCGCCCCCGCCGGTGGGCGAGACGGCGCGGCCGCCGGTCGCGTCGAGCAGCTCACGGAACCGCGCCCACCCTGCGTACGCCTGCTCGACCAGGGAGTAGCAGTGGTGGCAGAGGAACCCGACCTCCGCGGCGAGGGGGAGGCACCCGCGGCAGGTGTCCGGATCTGGACATGTGACGCGGTGCTCGCCGAGCTCCGTGCACGGGCGGATGCCGGGGAGGTTGTCGTTCGTGACGCAGACGATGGTCACAGTCGCTCCCTCGCGGTGTTGAGCCAAGCTCCGACCAGGGAGCATCCGATCAGGAGCAGCCACCAGGCACCGCTGAACGAAGCGAATCCCGTGATGGACACGAGAATGAGAAACAGGCCGACTCCGATGAACATGGTCAGTCTCCGATCTGCGCTGCGTGCGCGTGGTTGGGGCACCCGCAGGGCACCATTTCGTCGTCGTCGGTCATCGCCTCACCGATGCAGTTGCGGCACTTCCCGTCCCGGCACTCCGGACACACCACGGCCGCCTGGATGCGACACCGCGAGCAGGAGAGCACCAGGGCGCCGCCGTCGATGTACGCCGCGTGGTCATGGCACGGGCGGACGAGCACGACCCGCGGTTCCAGGGGCTGCCGGGTGGCCGGGTCGACCCGCGCCACCGACACCAGGCGCCACGGGAGCGGCGGCTGCTGCGCCTTATTGAAGTGCCGCTTGCACACCGGGTACGCGCCGCCCTCACCCATCCGCTCGCCGACGGCGGGAACGTCGCACGGCTGGTACTGGCCCTTCCGGGTCACGCCGTAGTGGCAGGTCGCCGTGGTCATGCTGCGGTCCTCTCGGTGTGGGGCTGGTGGGTGCGGTGGCCGTTGTCGCAGAGGATCTTCGACACATACGTCGTCGAGTACCCGACGAGGTCGGCGATCTCGCGCACGGTGCGACCGCGACCACGGAGGCGAATGATCTGCGACGTCAGCAGCCGCTTGTGCTCGACGCGAGTCCGGGCGAGCTCGACGCCGCGGGCGGGCTGCTGCTGCGGGAACCGGGAAGTCCCCACGATCAGCCGCTGCACCGAGTCCGTGAGCAGCTCGGGGACGGTCGACCCGACACGGTCTGCGATCGCCGCGAGGCGGGCCCACGTCCGGTCGTCGAACTTCACGTTGACGGTCATGCGCCGGCCTCGATCTCCGGGTGCGTGTGACGAATCGCTTCCTGCCGGTCTCGCTCCCGCGCCGCCTGCAGTCGGTACGCCGCCTCCGGGTCGAGGGGCTTCCGGCGCGGCCAGTCCGCCGGGACGATGCCGCGCGCCTTCGCCGACCGCACGTCCGTCTCGACGTCGGCCGCGTTCAGGCGCATGCCCTGCTCGACACGGTCGAGGACGTGACCGACGGTCAGGTACGTCGTGCGCGTCACCGGGTCGCGGTGGTGGGCGATGATCGCCCGCTCACACTCGGCGTACGTGTGCCCGTCGAGCGCGGACGCCCACGCGGTCGCGGTGAGCTCGTCGACCTGGCGTCGGTCGAAGCCGGACGCGATGGTCAGCAGCTTCGCTGCTTCGGAAATGTTCATGCGGTGAGTCCCTTCTGGGCGGCGGATTCGCGCGCCTCGAGTTCGGCGACGATCGAGAGGTTCTGCTCGGTGCGAGTGAGGGGGCGGGGGCGACCGCCGGGCATGGTGCGCTCGGCGTCGCGGCGCATCCAGAACCGCCAGGCGGCGATCCAGTCCTTCTTGGTGGCGGTGCGCCCGGATGCCGCGCGCCAGTAGTCGACGAACTGCTTCGTGGCGTGGTCGACGTCGAGGCCGGGGCAGTCGGCATGCATCTCGGCTCGCATGTCAGCGGTGAGAATGAACGGCTCGGGGATGCGTGTGGCGCGCTTGCGCGGCCTGCTCTCTACCTCGTCAGAGGTAGAGAGAGGGGTCGGGTCGGGTCGGGTCGGGTCGGGGGGAGCGTTACGGCCCTCGTCGGTAGACGCGTTTGTAACGCCGTTACCCTGTCGCTCCCGCCAGGCATTTACGCGGGAACGGGTAGCCTCACGCTTGGCTTCGACCTGCTCCTTCGAGGGCTGATAGTCGGCCCATGCATGGAACACGAATGTCTCACCATCGAGTGACCAGAGGCCCGCGGTGATTAGTTCGTCGGCTGAGCGGCGGCGCGCGCGGAAGAACCGCAGCATCGACACCGGCACCCGACCATCGGTCAGGTGACCCGCTGACCACGACCCGGCACGCAGCCACAGGGCCGTCGCCGCGTCGCTCAGCGCCGCCGTTTTCGGGTGCGACCAGAAGTGGTCGTCCACCTTGAACCACGCCATCATCGCCCCCTGAGCGCGAGGAGCGCGGCGTGGGGGGACTGGTCCGCGCGGGCCTTCCATGCGAAGTACTCGTCACCGTAGACGGTGTGCATCCGGTCGAGCGCCTCGACGGCGGTGATCTCCCGCCGGTCGTCGCCCTCGAGGAGGAACCAGGCGTGCTCGTGTGCGAAGAACACCGGCACCGCGGTCACGTCGGCCCAGATGGGGACCTTGATGCCGTACGCCTTCGCGATCTCCGCGAGGTTGGCGTCCGCCTCGATGAGCCCGTTGAGGATCGAGTCGATGAGGACCGCGTTCTCGAGAGTGTTGGCCGTCGGGTCGCCGCCGATGCCGCGGTTCTTGCGGTGCTGTGGCACCAGCCTCTCCGTCTCAGCACCCATGAAGATGCAGAGGTTGTGGTCGCGCAGGCGGAGTTTTGACATCTGCGCCTTGCTCAGTCCTGTGTTCTTCATGCCGCTCTCCGAGCCATGTCGAAACGCTTGTGACACGAAGCGCAGCGGGGAACGTAGCGGCTCAGATCGACGCTGTATGCCCCGAACTGTCCGGCGCGCTCGTTCGGGTCGTCGTGCGTGTACGACCAGTGGTGAGCGACCTTGCTGCAGTCGATGCACTGATGCTGATCGGCGCGCCCCTTCTCCTGGCGCAGACGCTGGTGCACGGCCGAATAGGTGGCTTCCGAGCCGGTCCAGCGGGGGTGATCTGCTTTGCGGTACGGGGGCAACTCAAGGGAACCGTGACGTCGCAGTCGCAGGATGTGGGTGTTGCAGTAGCCGTGCGATCCCGAGTCGACGCGGTCGCATCCCTCTGCGCGACACGGCCCGCTCTGGCGGCGGAACGCGCGCACGGGTGCATCGAGCGACTGGCCCGTCTTGGTGCGGTTGTAGTGGGTGGTGCAGAGTGTCCGGTTGAGGGTGCGCGCGGGGCGACCACACTCGGTGACGATGCAGACTGCTTCCGTCATTGGTCTCTCTTCTCGTGGCATTCGCAGTTGTGGTTCTTCGCGCACTGGTACGGGGTCCAGCAGCAGCAGCGACGGCACCGTGAGGCGGGCGCATCGCGGGGCTGTGTCTCGGGCGCCCACATCAGCTGTGCCACCGGCAGAGGTCGGTGTGGCCGCCCTGTTGCAGCGATGGTGAGCACCGCCACCCGTGCACCCGGAACGCCCGGATCCGCAGCTCGATATCCGTCTCCCGCGGCTCGGCCGCGAGCGACTCCCGGCACCCGTTGTGATCGCAGCGGAGCGTCACCGTCGTCGCCGTGCTCATGCCGCCACCGCCCGGCCCGCAGCGTGAGCCATCACGCGGCGTCCGATGTGCTCGAAGATGGGCGGGACGACGGCGTTTCCGAGAGCGTGGAGCTCGGACTCGCCCACCCCACGGGAAACCCCATGAGCCACTCGATCCATCTCGGGTTCAGGTAGCCAACCGGCTCCCCCGTATTGCCGACGGCCTCCTCGAGGTTCCAGTTCGAGCGGCCAGGGCGAGGCGGATTCGTGCGGATACGGGACATCGCCGCTCGAGGCGTAGGCCACGAGGTAGACCCGCTCGCGAATGTGCGGTGCGCCGAACTGGTTCGCGGAAAGAGTCGACCACTCCGCATCGAACCCGAGGCGGTGAAGGTCAGCGAGGACAGTTCCCCAAGCTCGGGCATCTCGAACGAGAGCTGCGACGTTCTCCACCAGGACGTAGTCGGGTCGTACTGCGCGAATGACATCGGCCATCGCGGGCCACATCCATCGCTCATCGAGGACGCCTTTCTGAAGACCAGCGGTGCTGAACGGCTGGCAGGGGAACCCGCCAGCGACGACGTGGACGCGCGGCCGCGGCTCGCTCGCCCACCACTGCGGCGCCGTGACGACGTCGTCGTGCTGCGGGGCGTCGGGCCAGTGCCGCGCGAGGACGCGGCGGCACCAGGCGTCGCGCTCGACGAGGCCGACGGTGTGCATGCCCGCGCGCTTGAGCCCGAGCTCGATGCCACCGATGCCCGCGAAGAGTCCGAGAACGTTCACAGCTTCACCTCCCGCATGACGTCGGCGTACGAGGAGCACTGCGCGAAGATGTGCCCGCACGCCAGGCAGTGCCACGGCTGCTGCGCGAGTGCCGCGGGAAGGCCCTCCACGACGCCGTCCCGGCACGGCTGACAGGCGAAGACGGCGCTCCCGCAGCAGCGCGTCGCGAGGCGCCACACGGCCGGGTGCCCTTCCACCTCGCACGGGATGACCTCGTTGGCGTGCTCGGCGAGGTCGCGGAGTATCTCCTCGTCGTGAGCGCCGAAGCGGGTCACCTCGGCCTGCTCGGCGGGGGTGAGGGTCGGGGCGGTCATGCGAGCACCTCCGTCACACGAACAGTGGCGCCGGGGACCGCGTCGAGCCGCACACGGTCGCCGTCGCGCAGCCATGCGGCGTTGACGACGCCGGGTACGAGGCCGCCGAGCACGCGCCAGTCGACGGCGGCGCGCACGGCCTCGTCGTGACGGGCGAGCCAGCCGTCGAAGATCTCGCCCGCAACGCGCCGCTGCTCCTTCTCGCCCTTGATGGGGTCGTAGTACGCGGCCTGACCGCCGTCATCGAGGAACGCCTCGCGGATGCGCTCATCCGTCCACACGTTCTGGGAGCTCATTCGGGCACCTCGGCGGTGTTCCAGTCGGCGGCCGCGTTCTCGTTCACGACGACCGTCTCCGGTTCGTCGTCGTCGATGCGGGTGACCTCGACCTCGTCCAGCCCGCGGAGGGTCTGCACCTTTGCTTCGTCGGCCTCGAGCGCGCGGCCCAGGTCGGTCGACTTCGGCAGGTACTTCGCCAGGGCGCGGACGGCGGTCTTCTTGACCATCTCGTCCTCATTCGTCTTCCACGGCGTCGACGCCCAGTACGACGGGCGGCGGTCCATGACCTGCGTGCGGGTGAGGTACACCCACGTTGTCCCGCCGGCGCGCATCTTCGCGGTGGCGACGACACCGATCCAGTCGCGGGTCTCCTCGAAGTCCTGCGGCACCCAGTCGTAGAACATGCCGCGCTCGGCGTTCGCGCCGTACGAGAACTGGTCACCACGGCGGACGAGGAACGCCTGCACGTTCATCACGAACTCGGACCGGAGCGCGAGCTTGATGAGGCCCTGGTAGCCGATGATCGGGAGGCAGATCTGCGCGCCGCGTTCCTTCCGCGGGGTGAGGTAGAACTCGCCCAGCCCGGATCCGATTTCGAGGCGCAGCTGCGCGGCGAGCATAACCCCGCCGAGGAGGGTCTTCGGATCGGCCTGCATCAGCTGCGGCGACTTCGTGATCTCCGACAGCACCGCGCGGACGAACGCTTCACTGTTCATCGTCCCGCCGAGCTGACGCTCGATCGCTGGCAGCTGCGCCTCGACGAGGTCCTTCATGGTGGGGTTCTGCTTCGCCGCCGCGGCGACGGTGGACAGGTCGGTCACAGGCTCTTCTCCTTGAGGTTGGTCCGCATGACCCGGTACGGCTGCCCCTGGGTCGTGAACTCGCGGACGATGTCGGGGTGCACCTGACGAAGCGCGGACGTGTCGAGTCCCATGCGCCCCTTCTGGTAGCGGTATGTGAGGACGTTGCGTCCGTTGCGGGTGATGGTGTCGGCGCCGCCGAGCCACTGCCCAATCGCGACCTGCAGGGCGTCGGCCTCGGCCTTCTGCGCCTGGATGTCGGCGAGGAGCACGGCGCGACGCTCGATCGCTTCCATGACCGTGTCGTCGGCCTCGAGAGCCGTGCCCGCGTCGACGGGCACCTCGTTGAGTTCGGCGATCGTCGACGGCATCGGCGGGACCCCGGCGAGGACGTTGTCCTCCCAGAAGCCGCGGATGCTGGGGATGAGGTGCTCGTTGATGAACCGGTCGTCGCGGGGCTCCCAGAACAGGCGGAACTCGCGGCCGCCGATCCACACGACCACCGCGGCGCGCTGTGTGCCGGCGACGGCCATCTCCGCCTGCACCTGCACGCGAATGTCGGTGGGGATGCCCTCGTCCCAGTGGTGTCCGGAGTAGTGGTGCGCCGTCTTGAACTGCCACGTGATGAACGGGTCGTCGGAGACACGGTCGAACGAGGCGTGCAGGAACGGGTACTGCGACGAGCGGGCCATGAACCCGGGGGAGAGTGTCACGTCGAGCCCGGCGAACTGGTGCACCCAGGCTTCGATGATCGGTTCGGACTGGTGCCCGATCCACGCGAGCAGCGGGTCGAAGTCGCGGTCGACGCCCTGCTTGTGCTTGTACACGTCGAGGGCGGTGTTGCCGTACGAGGAGAGGCCCATGACGGCGGCCACCTCGGACGCGCCGACGGAGCCGCGGCGCTCTCGCTCCCACGCGGGGGTGTCGGGGGTGACGTCGACGGTGACGAACGGGAGGGTGCGGAGCATCAGTCGACCTCCTCGAACTCGTGCTGGCACTCGGGGCAGATGCCTTCGCGGTCGATCGCGCCTCGCCAGTCGCAGCGGGGGCACCCCGCGGGGATGCGCTTCGACTCCGACAGGAGGGGCCAGAAGATCGACCCGTCCTCCTTGCGAAGCTCGGCGAGAAGCTGACCCTGCGTGAGGTCGTCGATGGTCTGCTGCGTGTTCAGCACCCACGGGACGGTCAGCTTGAACGCCTTCCGGATCGCCTGGCGCGCGGACTTCGTGCCGTAGCGGTCGCCGATCGCGTCGACGATGCGGTCCTCGATGTCCTGCATTGCGCGCCAGTGGTCGTCGAGGATCTGGTGGTCGTGGGGCAGGGGGCTGGGGACGGTGGGGTAGTGCACGGCGGTGGCGGTGCTCATGAGCGGTGTCGCTTCCGGTTGGTCCACGCGGCGTACGTCGTGAACAGGGCGAGAAGGATGGTGACGACGGCGAGGAGGGCGACGCCGTCGAAGCGGCCGCGGAGCGCGGCGAGGACGATGAACAGGACCCCGACTGCGGCGAGGGCGCCGACGATGCGGCCGTAGACGGTCACCACGGGATCACCCCGACGGCGGCGAGCATCCCGGCGGCGATGAGACCGGCGACTTCGGCGGCACGGCGCCACCCGGACGGGGCGGGGCGGAGCGCGGTGAGCGCGGCGGCGTGCGCAGTGCGGGCCGCGCGGGCGTCGTACTCGGTCACGCGTCACGCTCCGCGAGTTCGGCGGTCGCCTCGGGGTCCCGACGCAGCGGGCGGGTGTGGTGGATGACGGTGTACGCGGACACCCGCAGGCCGTCGAACCGGCCCTCGGTGGACACGTAGGTCACGTCGTCCTGCTCGGCCTCGTGCACGGTTCCGTCGAACACGACCGCGAGGGCCTCCACGTCGCGGCGCTCTGCGAGGCCGAGCGTGAAGTGCTGGGGGACGGAGGGGATGCGGACGCCGGCGGCGATCCACGGCTTCGTCTCGATGAGGTCCGCGAGCGCACGGAGGCCGGAGACGATGTCCGCTCCGGTGTACACCCGTCGCGGGTCGAGGTTTCGTGCTGCACGGGCGAATTCCGACGCCACCGAGTCGAGGACGCCGAGGCTGTAGTCGAAGTCGTTGTCGCTCATTCCGCCACCCCCTGGTATTCCCACGGCCCAGGCAGACAGATGCAGCGCCGCACGACGACGTCGTTGAAGGTAGGGTCCACGTGCCGCTGAGCCTCCTCGACGGTCAGCCACGGCTTGCCCGGGATGATGCTGTACTCGACATCGGCGAGGTCGCCGAACTGAGCAACGCCGTACTCCCACACGAAAAGATCCGTGTGGTCTTCGTCGCCGCTCGAGAGGACCTCGAAGAGGTTGTTGAATGCCGCTGCCAACTTGGCCCGAGCGCGAGCGCGACTCAGGTTGTTGTTGTTCTGGCTCATGCTGCGACCTCGTCCTTCCACCACGAGCCGAGCGATGCGCCACCACGCAGGCCCGCGTTGTAGATGTCGGTGATCGCGGCGGCATGCGCCACGTCGAGCTTCGAGCCGTGCGAGTCCTTGATGACGTATGCCCGCTGACGGACACCGCGCGCACCGTTGGCGAAAGCGCTGAGCCGCTTCACGAGGCGCTCCTCATCGACGCGGCCTTCGTATCGATTGATCACGAGCGCGACGCCGCGGATGACGTCGGAGTCGAAGCCGGTGCCCGCCCACGCGTCGCGGATCGTGTTTAGCGTCTTGCGCAGGAGGACGGCGTCGCCGAGCCGGTAGACGTACTCGAGCGCGCCCACAGCCGAGACGGAGCCCGGCTTGCGTGCCTTGTCGACGCGGAGGCCGGCGCCGAGGACGACCCGGTTGATGTCGGTCGGCACGGCGAGGTCAGCTGTCACGCCGACGGTGAACTTGTCGTACGCGCTGATCGTGCGGCGGTTGTTGAAGGCGAGGAACAGCGCGGCCTCGGCGCGCTCGGAGAGGTTGTAATGGCAGTTGACGTGGACCGTCCATTCCTGCCACTCATCGCCGAACTCGCGCTTGGCCCACGAGATGAGGCCGTGCGTGCGGTGCTGTCCGTCGACGACCCAGTAGACACCGTCGCGGAAGCTGACGGTGAGCATGCCGACGAGGTCGAGGTTGAAGTTCTTCTCGAGGAACTCACCCCACGTGTCGCTGAACTCGCGCTGCGCAGCGGAGGACACGCGCAGTTGGCCGAGCTTGACGGTGGTGATGCGGGACGAGCCGTGGTCGTCGCCGATGTTTCGGGGGCGCTTATCGGGGGTGGTGGTGTTAGACATTGCTGATCTCCTTGAGCTTCTTGATGAGTCGGTTGAGGGCGGAGGCATCGAGGCGTTCCAGCGCCTGAGATGCCTGTTGGGGTGTGATGGTTGCGAGGTCGACGACGTCGTTGATTGCTGATAGCGCGACTTCGATGCCCATCGACGAGCGGTCGAGAACCTCGGCGGAACGGGACACGCGCGCCTGCCACTGCTTCTCCGTGAAGCGCCAGGACAGTCCCGCGTTACGCACCGCGCCGTCGAGGCTGCCGGTGGACGCGTAGTGCTCGCTGCCGCCTGCTTCGAATGCCAGCCGGAGGGTGGGATAGTCCGCGACCAGACGAGTCAGCAGAGCAAGCGCATCGTTTGCCCGAGGCTTCGGGGCGGGAGGGGGTTCCTCAGCTCGTGCCGCTCGGATGCGATCCACGTTCGGGCGGATCGGCTCGCCTCGATCAATACGACCGAGCGCGTCCAACGCGACGTCGCGGACATACTGCGGCTCTTCTTCGTTCCGCGCGACCGTGATCGCCGTCTTGATGTTCACGTACGTGCCGCGAGTGAGGCCGACTGCCTCCGCCGCGATCTCCCGCGACTCATGGCCCGACATTCCGCCACCGGTGGCGGAATGTATGTCATTGCGGGAGCCCTGCCGGGCTTTCGCGGCAGGCTTCTCGATCTCCTCGATGGCCATGCCGAGAAGCGCGGCCTCGGTCGGCAGCATCTCCTTGCGCGCGGTGTTCTCGTCGCGCTCTGCCACCAGTGCGTCGCGAGCGTCCGCGATGTCGCGAGCTACGCGGACCGGGATGCGGGTGAGTCCGAGCTGCTTGAACGCCGTGAGCCGACGTTCGCCAGCGACCAGACGGTAACCGCCGTGCCATTCACGCACGGTAATCGGGTTCAGCAGACCGATCTCCGTGATCGACCGCGCCAGCGACGACACGTCGCCGAGGTCTTTCCGGTAACGATCGGTCACCAGGATGCGTTTGATGTCGAGTATGAGCGCGGTAGCATCGTCGTACTGATCTCCACCAGCATCGGCCCCGGCGTGTTCCAGCACGTTCGGGGCCATTTCCGTGACGGCGGTCACGATCCCAGCGCCTGTGCGTAGTCCCGGACCTCTGCCAGCTTTCCGCGCATCTCGCGCGCCTGGTCAACCGAACCCATGACTTCGAGCGCGGCGATGTCAGCTTCGAGCTTCGCGATCGTCCAGCGCAGGTCGTGGTCGATAGCTGCGGGGGTCCGACGCGCGGTGGTCACGATGCCACCTGCCCGTAGGTGCGCTTCTCGATGAACGCAACGAGGTCGGCCTCTCGGACGCGCTGATTCTTGCGCCGGTTGTCGCCGAGTTCGACGACGGGGATCTCGCCACGCTCAATGCGCTTGTAGACCCAGTCCGGACCAACCTTGAGCCGCCGGGCGACGTCGGTGATCTTGAGCAGTGTCGCTTCCGCGATCGCCGAGGTAGTCAACTCGCCACCGCCAGCAGTGCAGACGGGGTGAGGGTCGACGGGGGAACGTCGAGGACCTCGGCGAGGCGGAGGATCTCGCCTACGGTGAACTCGGTGTGCCCGTTGATCTTGCGGGTGAAGGTCGTGTGAGGGATGCCGGCGGCAGAGGCGACGGACGCCTTCGTGCGGCCAGATCGGAGGATGGTGGCGGCGACCTTGTCCGCCATCTCCTGCGCTGGTGAGTGAGCCATATGGGTAACTTACGCGCCCAAATGGACAAGGTCAAGCCGAGTCTGGTACCTATTTGGGTTGCTAAGTAGTCCAAAATGGCACTAAATTGGCCCGCATGGACAAGTACGTTATGGCCGCCTCCGCTGAGCTCCGCGCCGCCCAGGCGCGCGCACGACTCAGCGACTTGGCGCTCGCAGAGCTCGCCGACATCCCCGTCACGACTCTTCGTCGCTACCTCAAGGGGTCACGCGACACTCCCGTTTCGGCCCTGCTCAAGATCGCCGAGGCGCTCAACATCACCCCCGGACGCCTGCTTGACGCCGCCGCCGAGCAGATCAAGGAGTCGTGAAGGCTTCACGCCTAGCTGCTCCGCTGCCGCCAGGATCCTGCCCGCTGTGATCACCATTCCATGCCCCCATCGAAGATTTGTTCGATACTAACCTCGACCTACGACATCGCAAGGAGAACTCATGGGAAGGGCAGCTAAGGGCGAAGGCAGCATCTTCAAGACCGAGACCGGCTACCGCGGCTACGTCACCATCAACGGGCGCCGCAAGTACGCGTCCGGCGGTAAGAAGACCGAGGTCGCCCAGAAGCTCCGGGAGATCAAAGCGCAGCGCGACGCTGGTGTCGTGGCGGTCGGCCGGTCGCCGAAGCTGTCAGCGTGGATCGACCACTGGCTCACCGCGACCGAGACGAAGCACAAGATCAAGACGCACGACGGCTACCGGTCCGCTGTGCACCTTTACCTCCCCGCATGGCTCGGCGACATCACGCTCGCGCGCCTCACCGCCGAGCACCTGGAAGAGGCGTACGCCGCGCTGCACGCGAAAGACCTCAGCGGCGCCACGATCTACCAACTGCACTCGATCATCCGGGCGTCGCTGACCCTCGCACAGAAACGAGGCCGGGTGCCCGTGAACGCGGCCCGCCTCGTCGTGTCCCCTCCCACGCCCGCATCGCGCAAAGTCACCCCGTTCTCTGACCGTGACCTCGACCAGATCTTCGCAGCGCTAGAAGACTCTCGATCCAAGGCTCGTTTCACTTACGCCCTCGAGCTCGGCCCCCGGCCCGGTGAGGCACTCGCTCTCGAGTGGCCGCACATCGACTTCGCGGAAGGGTCGATCCTGATCTGTCAGCAGATCCAAACTGTCGCCGGCGCGCTCCGGCTCGTGAAGTACACGAAGACCGATTCGAAGACGGACCCGGAGTACCGCAAAGTGCCTCTGCCCGGTCACCTTGCCGACATCTTCCGGGAGCACCGCGCGCTGCAAATGCACGAAAGGGATCGAGCCTCGCGCTGGGAGGACTGGACCGATCAAGACGAGGACGACGATGCGGTGCACGCTTTCGTCTTCACCTCTGCGCGGCGTCCTGGGCGCCCCATCACGCCGTCAGGTGACTCTCAGCAGTGGGCGCGTCTGCTGACGGCTGCGGGGTTGCCGCACGCGAAACCGTACACCGCGCGGCACACTGCGGCGTCGCGGATGATCGCCGCCGGTGTTGATCTCACTGTTGTCGCGGAGATCCTCGGCCACGCCGATATCAAGACGCTCATCAAGGTCTATGCGCACGCACTGGAAGAGAGGAAGCGGGCAGCGGCCAGCCTCTTGGAGCTTGCCTGGGCGTCACGCGCGAGTGCACCTTATGTTGCACCCTATGGGGCCGATCCGCAGTCAGCTAGGTCTGACCAGAACGGGTCACCAATCCACGTCTGA